CGACCAGTTGGTCCCCAACCTCTGCGACCATAAGGTAGGTCATACCGCCAATTTGAATTATTGAAGAAAGCTAACAATTGATGATAGCCATTAAAAATATTTTCATAGCCGCGAAGTTTATAAGCATTAAACGTGGACGGGATATATTGAAGCAGGCCTCTTGCTGGGTTCCCATTTGCCATGTTTATATCCCACACAGCTGAGCTTTGAGTAATACTCTGATTACCACCAGACTCTCTTTGAATTTGAGCGAGAACTCCATTAATTTCAGAACTGCTAATCCGCTGTCCTAGTTTGCTTGCAGCCTGTTTGATTTTCGATGTCCATCCACCATTACCTACAGCAGCACCGCCGATTGCACCAAACGAAGCATTTTTGTCGATATCGCTTGGTCCAAGAGATCCATTGATATGCAAGTGATCGTAGTGGTCATTCTGCGGCCATCTTACCCAACTGCCACTTGATCCAGTACCAGACATTCCTTTACGGTCTCGAACTTTCCCTTGAGTGATTACATAAGCTACTTTTGATGCAAAGTTATCAAACACCCAATTGGCAGGAGCCATGTATTTAGATGATCCATTCATACTTGCTGGATACGCAACGTCAATTGCCTGATGCTTCCCATGGGAATGAGGGTCCCCTGGTCTGAAACCAGAGGTGATTCGCATACCTGGATATCGATCGACAGTCTTTCTAGCGATATCGTATAGGTATTTGTATACACCCCAACTTCCCATTGATCCATCAAACGAACTATTTTGTGCTTCATGTCCTGCAGCAAATTTTGATTTAAACCATTCATAGGAACCCTCAGCAACAGTTCCAACAGCTCCTTTAGCCATTGATAATGCTGGCTCAAAAGCATTACTTAAATTAACAAATTTGGAAACTGCAGCATTCAATAACTTTTTAGGATTAGATGCATAAGACCAAATGTCTGAAGCAATTTCTTTTGCACCATTCCACTTTTCTTTGAACCAGTCACCTATTCCGTTAGCATAGGCCGGCACTCCGTACATTGCAGCAGTCTTTGGACCACTCAACACAGATGTTCCTTTTGGCAAATTTACCATCAAATTTCGCTGTGCCGGGAAGATACCTGTGCGACCGTCTGGCGTACGATAGGCTTCTTGATAGTTAGATCCTAATCCATCATTGACTAAAGCAGGCCCACCCGGGTGATATCCAGTACCTCTTGCATATTTGGGGACTTCCCACGAAGATAGCGTACTTTTTCCAGCTCCCACCTTTTTTAGAACCCAGTTGATACCATCAATGACGCCATTAACACCCTTACCTATTACACTAATCATGCCATTGAAGATCTTTCCAGCACCATCTTTTACAGACTTAACACCATTACTTAAACCTTTTCCGATTTTGCTTCCAAGACCATTTGCCCAATCGCCAATCTTTTCAAAAACACTCGAAGCAGTAGACTTCATCGAATTTAAAGAATTGCTCATATTTGTTCTTAATGTTGAAAAAGCATTGCTAGCGTTATTCTTAGCTGCTCCGGCCTGGTTTGAAACCTTATCTTTGATTTCATCCCATTTTGATCGCGTATTGCTCCAAGTCTCAGACCATCGATCAGAGACATTTCTTTTTAATTCTTGCAGTCTTGTTGAAGCATTTTCCTTAGCGGTTTTGGCTTTAGACGAAATAGTAGTAGAAAAGTTATCCCAAGTGTCCTTGGTGTTTTTCTTAACATCTGACCATCTGTTACTTACAGATTTCCAAATATCAGAGGCTTTATCAGAGACTGTTTTTTTCGCATCATTCCATTTTTCGCTAGTCCACTTAGTAACTTTTCCCCAAGCTTCTGAAGTGGCCGTTTTAATGCCATCCCATTTTTCTCCAATCCATTTACCAAGTTTCCCTGCTGCTTCTTTAATCGTATCCCAATTTTTCCAAAGTAACACACCTGCAGCTACAGTTGCAGCAATCGCAATGGTTATTGGCCCACCTAAAACTGCTACTACTCCACCAATTGCACTGCCCACAGCCGATAGAATTCCAGCAAGTCCACCTATTGAACTGAGGAAACCGAATATTGAACTCAATACTCCGACGACTGTAGATAAGATACTTAATAATTTTAAGGTCGCCACAAATGTTCCGAAAACAATTACAAAGTTAGAAAAACCTTCAGAGTGCTTGGTTATCCAATCCCCTATATCAGATAATACGTCGGCTAAAGATTCTATGAATTCAACAACTACTCCGCCAGTCCATGTTGCTATAGGTTTTAAGAAGTTATCCCACAACCATTTAAAAGCAGGCTTTAACCCCTCGATAATTCCGTTTAGTAAATTTAGAGCACCACTAAGTAAATCTAAAAATGCCGGTATGACATTTTCTATAGTAAATTTTGCTAACGGCAGTAAAACATTCTCATAAAACCAAGCTAGTCCAGCTCCTATATTTTCCGCTAGCGGCTGAATAGATTTCAATAAACCCTCAATAGACGACAATAAAGGAGTAAAGTTAAGCTTCTTACCCCACTCTTCGGTAGCTCCAGCCATTACACTTATTTTTTCTAATAAGCCATCAACAATTTCAAGAATAGTTGAAAAGATAGATTCACCAACACTGCCAGCTTTCCATGCCTCTGAGAATTGGTTAGCTATATTTGATACTGCATTATTTAATTTTGTAACGATTTCTAACAGATTTCCCAAAATTGATTCGCCTAGTCCGTTGTCATTCCATGCATTTCTAAATGAATTCGCTACTTCATGCAATAAGCCCAGAATCGAATTCCACAAATCAAAATACGATTGAATCAGGCGTGTTCCTCGTCCGTTGTCTTCCCAAGCTCGTCTGAAAGCACTAGCGATATCACCAATTATTCCGAGTATATCTGCAAGCAGGATTAATATATTTTCTATGAAAAGCCGTCCTGTACCATTGGTCCAAACTTCCATAAATGACCTGCCGATAGCAGAAGCCAAACCTATTACTTCACTTAATGCATATTTCCAAGCATCGATCACTCGTTGTCCTTGATTTTTCCATGCATCTTGGAAAGGCTTGAAGAAATCCTTCAACAAGTTTTGGATGTCTTTCATCCATTTAGGCGTAGAATAGGTACCAGTTGCAGCTCCAAAATCAATACCAGGAGCAGAATCTTCTTTCTTTTCATCATCTGTATCCATCGTTAGCTTGTTGATTTGGTCAAATCCCATGAGAGACTTTTGTAGTTTCTTCACTTTTTCATTGGCTTTATTTGCGGAAGAACCAGTATCGTTTAGCGCTTGGATATTGTCATACAATCCACTAGCGCCTTGTTTTGCTGCATCATATGTTGTCCCGAATAGCATTGCAATAAAGGAAGCTAGCTGCCCTGTGAGCTGTGCCACCGTACTCATTAACGCATTCAATGCTGGTAAGATTGCCGTATATATTGGATAAAATGCCGTCATCAGGTTGACTTTAATCTGATTCAACGAAGCACTGAATTGATCGTTCGTTTTCAATGCTGACATCATACCGCTAGCCAGTTTAGTAATTGCGCCACCTAACAGCTGATAAACGACCAATGAAGGTAATAGATATTTCATCGACTGGCCAAAAGCGTTCGTGCTTCCTGTCATTCGATTTGTTCCAGCTGTAACTTTGTTGGAATTACTAGAAAATAGACTTCCGAACTTTCCAATAAATCCAAGAGAGTTCCTCAAGCCATTTCCGACGCTCCCAAATCCGTGTGAAACTGCATTGGACATACGGTTGAATACTCCGCCATATTTAGAAACAGCTCGCTCAGATTGCTTCAACCCTGAGCCTGTCATACTTGCACCGTTAGAAGCATTACCAGTTTGAATGGAGGATTGGCCCAATGCAGAGTTAACTCGTTGTAGAGCCTTTCTCAATGTTTCTGCTCGATCTTCTGTTTGGGAATACTCCTTCTGTAGACGATCATTATCACTGATTAATTTATTCATCTTGATTGATTGTTTTTGAATCTCACCAGACGTTTTCAGTGATTGAGGAGTATCCTCATAGTTCTTGAATCCAGATGTAAAGCTGCCAGTTGGCACACGTTGATCGTTATATTCTGCCTTTAATGTTCGAATTCGTTTTCTCATCGCTTCGATTTGAGACTCGTTTTGACTCATACCTTTTGTAATGTTGTCCAGTGAAGAAGGAACTGCATCAAGTTCCCGTTTGATGGTATTACCCAATCCAGCTGCTTGATCTTTGAACTTCGTCATTTGCGCTTGCGCTCGGGCGATCTGTTCATCATATTTAACGACTTTGCCTGTATCCCCTTGACTCGATGCCGTTTGTCTTTGCGATTTCAGATAAGCAACCTTTTCTTGCGCTGCTTTCGCTTGGCCCATTTTAGCGTTGATTTCATTGATCATCGCATCAATTTCTTTGGTTACTTTCGGACGAGCTTTGCGAATACCAGAAGAAAAATTGTCACCAGCAGCTTCAGATGATTGCTTTGTCGATCGTTCGAAGTTTGATAACGTCTTCTCGAGTGCTTGATTCATTTTTTCTAGTTGTTTTGTGAAATTGCTAGCACCTTTTTCAATATCCATATTCTTCTCAGTACGATCCATAGAGTTACCGGACATTTGTTGGATTCGACTCATAGCACTTTCAATTTGTGGCAGCACTCGTTCCAAAGACTGCTCAACTCTGGCAGTATTAATATCGAGGAGTACCTCAAGCGTTTCTAATTCCATGCTTTCTCACCTACCTTTCTTCTAGAAGTTTTCTTCTCTCTCGTGTTGCGTTGATTGCGTGTGCTTGGGCTAGGAAAATTTCTTGATCCCGCTTCATCGCGTCTTGCTTTGATTCCTCTTCTGTTTTGGCTTCCTCAACTGCTTGCTCAATCTGTTTGAGAAATGGATATGCGTCTTCAAATTTTGGAAACTTCTTCGGATCGTTAAAAGCAAAAACAGCTAAGCGTTGCTGAGAATAGTCAAACATTGCTTTTTCCTTCAACTCATTCTCTTTAACTTTCTTGTTTGCTTTCACTTGTATCATAATTTCTTCAAGCGTCATTCCCCAGTACTCAGTAGCAGGGATTCCTGCTTCAACCGCTTGAGGATACATGTGCTCAAGCATTTCAGATAAATTAGAGAAGTTTTTTACAGAAGACTGTCTTCGCTGTTCGTCTGATCCAAAGATTCCCCATCTGTCGGTTCGTTCTCCGTTTCTTTCTTTCCGAAAAAACCTGCTTCATCCAAGAATTCATTCACTTCACCAAATAGATCCATAGTTGTTTTCCCAGAATCTAGGTATTGTTCGAATGCTTCAGTGATAACTTTATCCGTTACACCGCTTGTTTTATTTGCACCTTGCAACACGATCAGCAAACTATTTGATGGAGGTAATTTGATTTCTCCTTGTTTCTTAACGAATAAGCCCATGATGCCTTCATCTAATCGTTTTTCAATTGCTAAAACGGCTTTACCATCCAATCGGAGTTGTAAAGTTAGATCCCCTAGTTCGAATGGTGTTGTGTGTGGAAATTGTGCAATATTGTTTTTTGACATAGTTATTTTCCTCCTAAGATAAAAAGGCTAGTCTTTCGACTAACCTTCCTCTGGTTCTGTTAATGTTAAAACGTGTGTGTCTTTTTTATTCCCGGCATTTGTTGTACCTGTTGTTGTATAGGTTCCTGGCGGCACATCTGCAGTCCAGGTAATATTCCCAGTGTTCGATACTGCTAAACCTGCAGTAGTTGGTGCAATTGTATACTTAACAGTTTTATCAGTAGCATCACTAGGTGATACAGTTGCTGTCAATTGACGATTTGATGCAGTCCCCGCAACTGCGGTAGATGTCTTCGGTGACAAAGTAACCGACTCGGGGTTGATTACTTTGCCGGCGCAGGTGTCATAGTCGGCCCTTCACTAACAACCACACCTAAGTTAAATCCAATGGCTTGATTGACTTCTGCGCCATCAAATTTGTAATATGGTTCTCCAGTAAACTCTGATTTTAATCCATCTGGATATGTGATTGTCCAATCGACCGATTTTTTTGATTCAACCAAGGCGTGAATATCACGGAAGTTATCTCCTTGATATACGATCGCAAATTCTAAGTTGTCAGTATCTTCGATACCTTTGATATAAGCTTTCTTTTCTGATCCCAAGTGTGTAACGTCTACTTTCTCTGGGTCACTACCCAAAGCCGGGATAGATTTAACTGCTGCAACAGTTTTTGTCGTTGAACCA